GATTAATTTACCATGATTACTTGCAACGCCAGATAAAGTGCTTGACCCAATTGATGTGCGACCTGTGATGAAAATTTCTCCTGCTTTTGTTATATTTAAACGAGTAAATGCATTTGTACCGAGTAATAAATCGTTTCCAGATATATTCCCTATAAAAGAAGATTCATCTCCAGCAGAAATAATAAATTGATTACCTTTACAATTTGTAATCTGTAAATTGGTTGTACCTGAGTTATTTAAATGCAAAAGTGTCCCATTATAAAAATTATCTAAATAACATTCCCCAGTTCCAATAATTAATGCGCCTTGATAATTTTGTAATCCTTCGCCAAGTCCATTTCCTGCTGGGCCAGTAGCTCCTGTGGCTCCCTCTGACCCAACCAATCCAGTCGCTCCTGTTGAACCTCTTGATCCAGCAACTCCAGTTGCCCCTTCTGGTCCAGTCGCCCCCGTAGGGCCAATAGGTCCTGTTGACCCAATATAATTAGGTCCAACAGATGGACCTGTAGCACCCTGCGGTCCAGTGGGACCTATTATCCCACTTGCTCCTTGTGGTCCAGTAGATCCAATTGGTCCTGTTGCTCCTGTGGCTCCTAAACCTGTAGATCCTTGTGGTCCAGTAGGTCCAGTTGGTCCTGTTGCGCCATTTGATGCAGTAGAATCAATAATTATATCTCCTGCTCCATAACCATTAACATCAAGACCATTAGAAGCTGTAACTGTTATATTTGTTCCACCTTTAATTTTAGAAACAATTTTAGTTAAGTTTTTTAAATTTCCATTTTGAACACTTAATACTGTGTCGTTGCTATTTAAATCTATACTAGATACATTTACAAAATCTTTAACATTTTTTGGGGTAGGCATATGTTTTTAGTATTTACACTATTTTAGTATATCAGCGGCGCAGTAGTTGTCCATGATAAATCATAATCTATTGAACTTTCTGTCCCTAAAAGCTCATATTCATTAATTCCAGAATTTCCTAATAAAGATCCATCATATTTTATATTTATTAAATTACCACTAGCAAAAAGACCTCTTGTGGAAAAATCTGGATCTATATCAAATTTAAATAAAATTGATATATTTTTATTTCCTCCTATAGAAGAGTCATAATTAATATTATTAAATTTACATCCACTGAATATATATCTTGTATTATCTACTCCAGATCTATTTGAATTAAAATTACATATTATATTATAATCATTATCTAAATTTAAGTATTCAAAAAATGAACCTGTATTTATATTTTTATTAATGATATTTAAATTTAAACTTCCTTGTACTGGAAATTGAATTTTATTTACTAATGGAAATTTATAATTTACAGATTTTAATTCTGATCTATTAAACGTAATGTTGTAATTTAAACTATATATATTTTCTGTATCAAAGATTATTTTTTTGGCACTAGATAAGATCTGTATGTTCATATCTTGTGGTAAAAGGATATTTTTACCCAAAATATTTGGACTTTTCAGATTAAGATGTTTAGGGATTATAATCTCTTCGCTGGCAATTTTTAGATCTCCAGATTTCAAATCTAGTGTTCTATTGAATACATTATTTCCAGAGTTATAAAAAGTTAAATTATCGCAAGTGTACCTTTGATTTACAATAGGTAAATTATTTGTACTAATTTCAAATTGATACTCTTTTAAATAACAATTTTGAAAATGTAGCATGCCGTAATTATTAGAATTTAAGTCTAAAATATTATCTTTTGTTTTAGGGTTTATAGACTCTTCTGAAGGTTCAAAAGTATATTCAGATAAATCATTTTGATTCTTTTTGATTACCAAAAAAAAATCTTTTTTATCAAATAAATTCAATTTCATCATGCTTGAAAACATTGGGTAAATTTCATGATAGTTAAAATAACCTACATCAAAATTTAAACGATACTCATTTGTTATTCCATCTGGAACGTACGAAAAGTCTAAATCAACTGTTGGATAATTAAATCCTCGAAAAACTAAATTTTTTGATATTACTTGATTTTTTTTGTTAGAATTTATGGTATAATTTACGGTTTGAATTTTTTCTAGTTTCTTTAAAATATTGAACCCACTTAAATAATAGTTGCCCCCATTATTACTTTCACTTTGCTCTCCAGAGTAAGGAGACAAGTATAGTCCTTGCATGTTGTAGATGATTCTGTTCATTATAGAAGATAATTTTGATATCTCAACAGATTGCCACTAGCGAATAATCCGCGAGAATTAAAATCAGTATCAAGATCAAAAGTAAAGTTTAAAGTTGCCGACTTATTGTCTCCAATATTTGAATCATAATTAATATTATTAAATTTACATCCGCTTATAATAAATTTTGTTAATTCTATCTTTTTTGATAAATTTGAATTAAATTCTAGAACTATATTGTAATCATCATCTGCTTTTAAAGTATCAAAAAAAGAACCGCTTAATGTATTACTAGTAACTAATGATACGTTTAATTCGCCGTTTACAGGAAAAGTGATATTACTAATTATTGGAAATTTATAATTTATTGATTTAACAATTTTTCTATTAAAATTTATGTTAAAATTTAAACCTCTTATATTCTCTTCATAAAATTTAAGAGTTTGATTTTTTGTAATAAGATATAAATTTAAATTATTTGGGGTTAATACGTTTACACCGCTAATCAAGGATTGCTTTAAATCTATGTCTTTGGGTATTACGATAATATCTTGTGATTTTGTGTTTAATCCTGATTTAATATCTAAGCTACTGTAATTTAGATTACTACCACTGGAATAAAAAAATATATTATTAAATAAATAATTTTGTTGTATCGTTGGCATTTGATTAACTTGTAGATCAAAGCTATAATTATTTAAGTAACAATCTTGAAAATGAATAACTTGAAAATCTTTTCTTTTCGGATGAGCAATGTCCTCTTGCGAATTAGGAAAAATGAAAGACGAATTAATAGTAGATTTTGAATCTACGTCTTCTTCGGTTTTATTTACAATTAGATAAAAATCTTTGCGATTTGTATCTTTATCGTTTGTACAGATCCCAGAAAACATATTTCCATAGAAATTTTTATTGAAATGACCTACATCAAATCCTAGTCTATTTTCGTTTGTTATGCCATCTGGTATATAAGAAAAAGTTAGAGTTCCTTCTGGTGAAGACGTAATTCCCCTAAATATGCTAATTTTTTGGCCAAAAGCTTTCGCGTCTTGTCTTGGTTGTTCTATTGAGTAATTAATATTTTGAATTTTTTCTATCTTTTTTAAAATCTTAAAATTAGGCAAATAAAAGGGGAATCCATTTTGCTCTTCTTGCGACTTGGGTAAGACAAAAAGCTCTTGTTGATTATATATTATTCTATTAACCATGCACCTTAATCCTTGTATAGGATTACACTTTTATTTTAGTTTATATTTTACCAAGTGGACATTGCAGTTCTTGTCCAATAATCGCCATTATGTCTATATAAATAATTTTTATCAAAAGCAACTTGACCACTTATACCAAATGAAGTATAATTAACTGGTATTTGATTATCATTTTGAATAATAACTTTATTTTTAATATAAGTGCCACTTGCAAAATCTAATGTTAATGTATTAGGTCCAGAGGTAGAATGTGTCCGAGTTTGTGAGTCGGAAATTACTCCAGCGCCACTATGAATTGCTGATCCAAGTTTACCACCAATAGTAAAAGCATGATTTGCTTTAACGACATTTGCTTCTCCGCCTAAACTAAATCCGTATCTTCCTGATACACCATTTCTAAATCCCCCAATAATAAAAGCGTAATCTCCAGAAAGATTATTATATTTTCCACCAAGAATCCCTTGATCATTTGCCAATCCAAAAGAGTTATTATTTACTTCGTAGTAAGATTTTAGCGAACCGTCATCATATACTCCTTTATAAATTATTTCGTTATTTTGTATCATTTTGATATCCTTTATTCATGACTATTCTCCCTCTCCTGCTGGATTTGACCCTCCTGCATTTGAATAATCGCCCATTAAACCAGCTACGGTTCTACCATATTCGTACCTTATAAAATTTCCATTATTATATAATTGTGTTACTTGAGCTTGATTTAAAGCTGTACCTTTCCAAAAAAGCATATATCTTAAAGCATCTACTTTAGAGTAAAATTCAACAGAAGTTGCTGGGTTGCGTCGTGCAGATCCGTTTGGACTTGCTCCTATTCCCCATCCTTGGTAACTCGGATTGTTGTATTGTGATCCTATATTTTGTCCAACATTCATATATGGAGGCGCATATGAAGCGGTAGATTGTAAAATTCCATTAACATAAAATTTAATTAGTTTAGTTGCTGCCTCATTAGTAACAACTACTTGACAAAATTGTGATGTACTTGGAGGCGTAAGTGTTGTTTGTCCTAGCCATCTATAATCAAAATTGGTCACTCCAGAAACAGTCTTATGAGTATTAAAAGAAAAATTTAAATAATCTCCATTAGTAGTGTAGCTTCCATTTTGAGCCTTGGAGTCTGGATTTACCCAACTTAAGTAAAAACCTAATTTTCCAAAAGGTTGTCCCATGAAAAATCTGTGATCGAGAGCTGTCATTGAAGGTCTTTTTGTTTCAAAACTAAGAGTAAAATTTTCATTTAGTGTACTTGGTTCTATAAGATTTGATGTACTATTAAGTAAATACCCACCAAGACCATTTGAATAACCACTGACTGTATCAAATCTTGATGGACCATAACTATAGAAATGGTATTCTCCAATTCCGTCTGTTCCATTTGAAGTAAGTTTCCAGGAATTATTTGGAATAGGAATATAAGTTTGACTAGGGCTAGTTAATCCTAGTTTCACATCTGCATCATTTTCTTCTTCCCAATAAGCTAATTTTGATCTTACCCATTTATTTCTGCCTATGCAATAATATAAATGATGGTCATCAAAAGCTGTATTTCCCCTTTCTCCTATTGAGTTAGGTGCAGTTGGAGAGGTAACCTTTAGCGTATCTCTATTAAAAAGTGGATCGACGATCAATCTATAACCAGAAATAATAAATTGACTAGTATTTGAATCAATAAATAAACCCTTATTAGGTGCAACAGACCATATTGTATTTAAACTTGCCATATTATGATATTCCTTGTGTAAATGATGTGCTTACCCAACCTGTATAAAAATTATTTTTAATTCCAAGAAAGGTTACTCCGTGTTTTTGATAAATTTCCAAATATTCATCAGAATATTCAAATTTTTGATTTGGTGAATATCCACTGATATATAATGGAATGGTTGAAGTAGAATGATTTTTAATTGTTATCATTTTACCGTTAGAAACATCTGGTAGAAAACCAGTAAAATTACTATCATTTTGGTCAGAAACAAAAATATTTATACTTTTATTTATATTAAAATTTGTATTTTTATGAAAATCAAAATCTTGGGTCAAATTTCCAAGATAAATATTTGCAGGTTGATCATTTCCACTAATACGAACATACCTTAAATCTAGTTGACCAGAATTAGTTAACTGCTCTGTGAATATTTGTAATCCATTAAATGTGCGCATTTAATTGAATTACACAAAAAATATAAAGATTTACAATCTATATATTAATTCTTACTGTGATACAATAGACTTGCTAAGTAATTTGTGACTTGATGCTCTGAGGCTATTTCTTGAATTTTTGTAACTTGATCTTGATTTTTATCAAAAGGCTTTTCTAGATATTCTTCTATTTTAGACTTCCAATTTTCTGGAGATTCATTAGCAATAATAATCTCTGATATATTTTCTGCATTCTCTTTTTGTTGGTTACTTAATTTCTTGACATTGAATTTTTTTCTTACAGCAGATTTAACTTCTTCTTCTAAATCTTGAGCTACAAGTATATTTTCTTTAATTTTTGTAATAGAGAAATTAGAGCTTGCCCCAATTGGCTTTATGTTTTTAGTAGATTGAGGTATTCCAGTAGAACCAGATGGTCTTCCAGCTTGATTTGCTCCTCCACCAATAACTGGTTGATAGAGTCCTTGATCTTTGAGTTCTCTAAATTTATTTTGAGATTCAATTGATTCTTGAGTTGTTGGAAGTCTGCCAGTTTGAATAGCTTGGACTCCTTCTTCTGGAGTAAGAATTCCAAGTTCAATAAGGCGATTATATATTCTTGAATATTGAACATCATCTTTTAGGCTTATATCTTCAAAAGCTGGAGTTGGGAAATTTTTAAATCCAAGATCTTTGCTCATTCTACGTATTTCAGGAATTAAGAATTCATTTATAAAAACTTCTCTGGCTTGCTTTAATCTTTCAACAAATACTTGAATTTTAATACTTTGGTTGGCGAATTTTTCACTACCAATAAGCACATTGTTAAGTCCAATTTGAATATCTCTATCAACAACTTCATATTTTTGTGGTCCAATAAGATTACCAATATCTGGAATAACAAATTCTGCTTTCGTTGTGTAATCTGCAATTAAAACTCTCCCAACGCTTTGATTTTCAAAAAGAGATTGCATAGCTTGCAAGTTCTTTTGATTAACTCCACCTTTATCTGGATCAGTTCCCATGGTAACGAGGAGAACTGCTTGTTGCATCGTTCTTGTTACTGCCATGTCCATTTTTTTCATTTCAAGTTTCCAATTAATATCGTCAAGCACTGGGAATCCCATCGGAATAGATAATGGCTCATAATCTTGTTTTTTATAAAAAACAGCAGCAAGCCTTTTAGAGTCGAGAGGTAATAAAATATAAGAATTACTTTTATTTTTAACTTGTTCTTTAGTTTGTTCTGGAAGCGAATCATAAACTTCCTTATCTTCCTCTGTTTTTGGATCTCTTAATTTCTCTAATTCATAATCGCTTAAGAGTTTGTAATAATTATTAAATGCATAATTTACTGTGCCACCAACATAAACATCAGCAGGATTAATAATGGTATATCTTGCTGGAAGTTTTACTGCTCCATCCTCGGCGATTGATTTTAATTTTGAGCCAAATGTTTGAGTAACTCTGAGTAATTGTTCTGGAGTTAGAGACGTATCAAATCTATAAACAAAAACATTTCCACCTCGATAGTATTCACGAAAAAATTGATCTTGAAAGCTAGCAATATTAATTTTCTTGAAATAAGCTTCAAAAAACTCTCTAGCTTTTTGACTGCCCCCACTTAAATATATTGGACTACTAGAAAACTCTGTCATTAAATCGATAGTATTTCTAAATACTGCAACATTATAATAAGCCTTTTGACAAAGAATAATTGCGTCTCTAACGTCTAGCGTAGAAAGATTTTTAACATAATTTGAATATCTAAAAGGAATTAATCCAGTATCAATATTTGTGAATCTGTTAGTTTTTTCAATAGTAGAAGAGGCGTTTCTGCGTGTTCCCGTGGCTGCTGCTCTTATTTCTGACATTTTAATTTTTGCTTTATCTGCATCGGTACCATAAACCATAAGTGGTGTGGCTTCAGATATTGGTATTCCTATGGAAGCTTTAATTTCTTGGATTTTTTTCGTTTTTTTGCTCATTTAACTTGTATATTACACTTAATTTAACATTATTGGGGTAAAAGTCTGTGATATTTCTTCTTTTGGTGCGTTTATTATATCATTATAGCACTTCAAACCCCAATTCACTAATAAAAGTGCAGAATAATTATCTTTTCTTGCTTTATTTGCAGAAGAGCTTCTTTTTAAATGCTGTGGCAAATCGAACGATTGAGTGCCTCTGGCTGTTGATGAATGCTCTACTAATGTGCATTGTTTTTTAGTTTGATATATAAAATCATCTTGATTTTCAATAAAGTCTAGAGTAGACCAATCTTTTTTTTCTTCTGTTTTCATTAAATCTATTGGTATGTTTTGATTAAATTGAGATTCAAAAAAACTATCATTTGCACAAGTTTTGCTCGCAAACCATATTTTCTTGTAATCAATAGAGGCTTGTAGATGTTCGTTTGCTTTACGAATAAAATTGCTAGTGAACACTTGATTAAAGGCTATTTTCTTTGATTCTAAATTGTAGCTATTCCTAACTTTACGAACTTCTTGCTCATAATCTGCACCTTCTAAATCAGAATTAAATTCAAAAGTATTAAGTATCAGATTATTGCTTTTGAATAATTCAGATTGATTACAAGCAGAAAGAAATACGTCTGCCCCAGCATTATCCAAAATCATAAATACAATATTAAAATTAGTCATGATATAGTATAAATAATTAACATGATTTTTTAAATTTCCTAATCCAGCATAAGTATGAACTAATGTGCC